GGGCACAACCGGAATGATGACCTTTAGTGGAGTTGAGCGATAATGGGTGAACTCACCTGGGCATACGACCAGTACAATACGACCGCGAAGGACTCGCTCACATACAGCGACTACTACCACGGCAAACAGACGCTTATGCTGTCAGATGAGGCCAACAAGCTATTCGGGAAGCTGTTCGGCCATATCCGGTATAACGTCTGTGCAACGGTTGTGGACACCCTCGCGGCGCGGCTCATTGTCGACGGGTTTGACGCAGAGAGTGACGCGACGCAGGAGTATCTTACAGAACTCCAGACGAAGCAGCGACTCCAGACGCTTTACTCCAGAACTCACAAGGAGGCGGCGAAGTCAGGTGATGCCTACGTGATGGTATGGCCGCAGGATAGCGGCGAGCCGGGTATCTACCTACAACCGACCGGAGCAATCACGGTCCGCTACGACACCGACGGCGACCTGCCCAAGATCGTGGAGGCAGTGAAGTTCTGGTATTACGGCAACCCAACCAAGCGCGGATCGTATATCGGGCGGCTCACGCACTACACCCCGAAGCTTGTCCGGCGGTTCATCAAAGAGACCGGCACTGTTCCGCAGTTCCCGGAGGAACTTAGCGGCTGGCAACCCTACAGCGACCAGCCGGAGTTTGCGAACCCGTGGGGTCGAATCCCCTTGTATCGGTTTGCCAACTCGCTGGATAGCGAACTGGGGCAGTCGGAGCTTCGGGACGTGCTACCACTCCAGGACGCGCTCAATAAGACACTCGTTGACACCCTGATCGGCGCGGAATACCAGGGGCTACAGCAGCGGTGGGTATCGGGTCTGGACCTCGACGTAGACCCAGCGACGGGTGAGCGCCGAATGCCGTTCAAAGCGGGCGGGCACCGCTTGTGGGTATCCCCTTCCCCGGAGGCGAGCTTCGGGCAATTCGACCAGGCCGACCTTACCCAGTTGACGGCTTTTATGACAGCCATTGAACAGCGCGTGGCCAGGGTATCACGGACACCCTACCACCTGTTTGCGCTGGAGTCGGGCAATTTCCCGAGCGGTGAAGCATTGAAGACCGCAGAGGCGCCACTTGCGGAGAAGGTGCAGGAGCGGCAGACCATTTGGGGCGACACGTGGGAAGACGTGATGACTGAGGTGTTGATGCAGGCAAACAAGCCCGTGGAAACCCTCCGCACGATCTGGAAAGAGACCGGGGCGCATTCTGCCAAAGAACAAACCGAGATCGCGCTGATGAAGCTAGACCTTGGTGTGAGCAAGACCAAGCTCCGGCAGGAGTTGGGCTATACCGCCGATGAGATCACGGAGATGGACGAAGAGAACGCCGCAGACTCCCGGAACCAGACGGAGAACGCACTACGCAGCTTCAACGCCGGGGTATAGGCCATGTCACAGTCGGCTATTCTTGCGCAAATGGAACGCTTCCGGCGCAAGCTCTACGCACACGACGCGCAAGCGCTCAACGCTATGCAGAAAGCCTACAGTGGGGCGCTGAGGGAGCTTCTGCCCAAATACGAGTTACTAACCGCCCAAGCACTAGAGGCGGGGCCAGACGCAACGTGGGGCCTATTGTGGCGACGGCAGAGAACCGCCGACCTGATAGCGCAGATAAGCGGCATCCTCCGGCAGTTGGGCGCGGACTCCGGCGAGATCACACGGGGGTCCAAGCGGGCCGTTATGGACATGGCGCTTACCCAGGCCAAAGCGATGACCGCAAAGGCAATCGGCGGTGACGAGGCTTTGGTGAGCGCAACCTTTAACCGCGTTCCCGATGAAGCACTGCGGAACGTGGTCGGACTGCTGGCAGACGGGACCCCGCTGGACTATAAGTTCCAGGCAATGGCGGCGGATACAGTGGCCGGGGTGAAGCAGACCATTATCAGCGGCGTCACCCAGGGCCACAACCCGCGAACCATTGCGGCTGCGCTCAAGCGGCACTACGCGGGGCAACTTGTAAACGCGCTCACGGTTTGCAGGACGGAGACCATCCGGGCATACCGCACGGCATCAATGGAGTCATACCGAGCCAACGACAACATAGTCAAGGGCTGGATTTGGTCCGCAGGCCACTCACCGCGGACCTGCGCGGCGTGTTGGGCAATGGACGGAACATACCACGGCCTAGACGAAGAGCTTAACGACCACCCGAACGGGCGTTGTGCGATGATACCCGTTACGAAGACCTGGAAAGAGGTTCTTGGCTACGACGTCCCCGGCGCAAGCGAACCCGCGAAGCCTTACCACCCCGGCGCGAACTTCGAGAAGTTGAGTGAGACTCAGCAACGGCAGGTTCTCGGAAAAGCGCGATACGAGCTTTACCAGAACGGCACCGACCTGCGGGAGTTCGGCGCAATGCGCGGGGGTGATGTCTGGGGTGCGCAGCCGGTGGTTAGGCCGCTGAAGGAGCTGCCCCAACTGAGTGAGGATGACTTAGCCGACTAGACCCCACAACCCAACCTACGCGTTCTACTGCCCTTCCGGGCTTACCCGGAGGGGCTTTCTGTTGGTAGACACAGCCGACGGGCTTAAAGCGGGAGAGACACATTGAAGCGACACAGTCAGATTTACCTTATGGCGGACGAGCCGCCGGCAGGGGGAACACCGGAGCCTACCCCGACTCCAGAACCGACTCCGACACCGGAGCCCGAGGCGAAGTTTACGCAAGCCGACGTTGACAGAATTATCGAAACCCGGCTCAAGCGCGAACGGAAAGACACTGAAACCCGGATCGAGGAAGAGCGCAAAAAGGCCGCTATGTCTGAGTCCGAGCGGTTGGCGGCAGAGAAAGCAGAAGCCGTCAAGTTGGCAACGGATGCGACAGAGAAAGCCAATCAGCGCATTATCCGGGCCGAAGCGAAAGTCATTGCGGCAGAGGCGGGAGTCAAGCGCGAGCAGATGAGTTATCTGCTCAAGCTGGCCGACCTATCCAGCGTGACCATCGGGGACGACGGCGAACCCGACGCCAAAGAGATTCAGGCCGCAATCAATGCGGTGTTGAAGGACTTCCCGCTACTCACCAACGGCAAGCCACCCCAGGCAGACGCAGGGGCGGGCGGTGGTTGGTCCGGCGGGGCGTTTGATATGAATGCCCTGATACGCGGTCGCTAAAACAAGGAGAGGCACATGCCTTACAACTCGATAATCTCCAGAACCAACGCTGACTCTACGATCCCTATTGAGATCGCAAACTCGATAATCAGCGACATTCCGCAGCAGAGTGCGGTACTGCCGCTTATGACCCAACTCCCGGCAATGAGCGCCAAACAGTTCAAGATGCCGGTTCTCGACGTTCTCCCGGTCGCTTATTTCGTCAGTCCGGGCGCGAGCGATGACACACTCCAGAAGCAGACCACGAACATGGAATGGACCGACGTATCCATCTATGCCGAGGAGCTTGCGGTAATCGTCCCCATTCCGGAATCGGTTATCGCCGACTCCGGCTACGACATTTGGGGCGAGGTTCGGCCTCGCATTGCCGCAGCTTTCGCCAAGGCGATTGACGCAGCTATCCTCTATGGAACGAACAGGCCGAGCACATGGCCGGTCGGCATCCACCCGCTGGCAGTGGCAGCCTCGCAGACCGTAACCACGGCGGGCGTTGCGGGTGAAGACCTCTACGATGAGATATTCGGCGACGGGAACCTGTTGGCGCTGGTTGAGGCCGATGGATACATCCCCAGCGCACACCTCGCAGCAATCTCCATGAGGGGCAAGCTGCGGGGCACTAGGGACTCCATCGGAAACCCGATCTTCAGGCCAATGGGGTCCAGCGGAACCTACGAGCTTGGTGACGGCGTGCCGATCACATTCCCAACCAACGGCGCGTTTGCCCCGGCAACCACGCTGATGATCGCTGGCGACTGGAAGAAGGCCGTATGGGCACCGCGCCAGGATATGACAATCAAGGTGTTTGACACCGGCGTCGTGCAGGACCAGACCGGCGCAATCGTCTACAACCTGCTTCAGCAGGACATGGTAGCCCTGCGGGCGACTATGCGGCTTGGCTGGCAGGTGCCCAACCCCGTGAACGCTATTCAGTCCACGGCTGCCTCTCGCTGCCCGTGGGCGTGCCTCCTGCCCTAATCGGTAGAGCACAGAAAAGGAGACACGATTATGGGACGATACGCACCTAAGAACTTCGGTGGTGTTGCAGGGACACTAGATGCCACCGAACTGACTGCACTAGACGGCGTAACCGCAGGGACCGCAAAGGCAT